GGACTATGTGATTTGGAAAATGCTATCAAAACAGTCCCACCAATGAACGGTGCTATCGCTATTCGTGCGCGTATGCGCGGAGAGTATATCCCCACGTTTATTCGTCCTGTGACCGATTTTAAAGCACCTGGAGGTTATGTGGCAGAACCAAGAGTAGGGTTCGCTGAGAATATCGTGTCATTTGATGCCAACTCTCTGTATCCATCAGTCATGATTTCGCTCAATCTCTCTCCTGAGACTAAAATCGGTAGAGTTGAAAAGGATGGTGATAAAGTGAAAATCCACCATGTGTCAGGAAGACTTTTTGATATGACTAAAGAGAACTTTAAGAAGTTCATGGATGAAGAAAAAGCAGCTTTGACTAAAGCTGGATTTCTATTTTCTCAGAAGAAACGTGGTCTTGTTCCTGAGTTCTTGGATAACTTGTATTCCAAACGTAAGGAGATGAAGAACAAGATGTTGGATGCTCGTAAGAAAGGAGATAAAGAAGGAGAACAGAAATTTGATAGTATTCAATACGCTTACAAAATCCACCTTAACTCTCTCTATGGTTACATGCTCAACAAATATGCTCCCCTTGGTGATGAGGATATTGGAACATCTGTGACATTGACAGGTCAAGCAGTTATTAAGAAAAGTAATGATTTGTTCATGGAATACCTATCACAGTATTTCGATAATAAAGAAGAAATCGAGAAATCTCTGATATACAATGATACTGATAGCTTCTACACTTCTTTGAAGATATTCGAAAAGATTGGATATGTCTTAAAAGACGGGGATAAAGTTTCTGATAAATTTTATGGTTTGTGTCAAGATGTTGAAGACTTCGTAAATGACGGAATCACAAAGTGGGCTAAACAGAATTTGAAAAGTATTGACCCAAGATTCGTGTTTAAGAGAGAAAGCATCTGCGATAGTGGTATTTTCATTGGTAAAAAATATTACGCTCTTCATAAATTGGATGAAGAGGGTGTCGTGATGAATAAATTCAAATATATCGGAGTCGATGTAGTGAAAACCACGATGCCTAAGAAAGTGAAACCATATGTCAAGAAAGTCATTGAACACATGATCATGACTCAATCCTTGAAAGAAACCAACGATTTATTCAACGAAGCATATGAAGAATTTAAGAAATTACCCATCACAGATATTGCCAAGATTTCTGGTATGAATAATTACTCGGAATATTCAGCAAGATGTAATGGTATGAATACTGTAAAGGGGATGCCAAGTCACTTGAAAGCTGCTTATTATCATGATTTGATCGTTGAACAGAATGGATGGACATCCAAATATGATAAATTCAAATCAGGGGACAAAGTGAAAATGGTATATATCAAGAAACCAAACAAATATAATTTGGAGATGATTGGATTCAAAGGAGAATGGCAGACTGAATTTGATGATATCTTCACAGTTGATTATGAGAAAATGTTTGGTAAGGTATTCTACGCTGCAATTGAAAGATTCTATGAAGCAGTCGGATGGAAACTTAGAAAACCATCAGAGAATCTCACGGTGGAATTGGAAGACTTATTTGGAGAATAATATCTATTAAGTAATAATATGCAATTTACAATTTTATTCGAAAAACTTTTAAACGAACTTGTCGATACTCTTTTTCCCACCTTTGTCACGAAAAGAGCAGAGGGAGCAAAGAAAATAGAAGAATCCGCGAGAAAAAAAGGTTCTTTCGCCATCTTAACAGCTTACCACTTTGCTGGTAAGGTAAAACCATATGCTGATGCTTTGCGAAAAGCTAAGAAAGATGACAAAGAATCCCATTTCAAAGCGAAATATAAAGAAGCCTATGCCAAACTCAAAGATCTGGATTCTCTTTCGCAAAAAGAATTTCAAATGATCACGGGAACTCTTGAAGCATACGGTGAAGTTTACATTCAAGCAAAACATCCGAAAGATTATTCGAAATAATACTTGCATTTCCCTGTAAATGGGGTAGATATTCTTATCAGGCACAACACCCTGATTTACACACAAATGAACACAAACAAAAACGCATACGAAATAAGGCTCGATATTTTGAGCATCGCCCATAGTGACCTCATGACTATTTTTCATGAGAAGTTACACAACGCTAAAATGCAAAAGATTAGCAACGGAGGATGGACAGAGGCAAAGATTGATGAGAATATCATCACTGAACATCTACCAACTTCTGAAGCTATTATTAAAAGAGCAAAAGAATTATATGCATTTGTAGAAAATGCATAATTAAGATTGTGATCAGTCGCTCTGATCTGATCTGGAATAAGCAGGAGGAAGTCCAGTGAGAATGATGATAAACCCTGCACAAATTTATTAATTATGACAATACAAGAGGCATACTTAACGGGTCTGATGATGACATTGCAACAAGAATGTAGTAAGAATATACTTTTTCATTAAGTATATTAATGATGAGAAACGAAAACGTGTATAAATTCGCTGGTGTTTACAAAATTACATGTTTGATAAATAATAAATCTTATATAGGAAAATCTGTTGATATATCAAAAAGAATGAACGCGCATAAAAATTGTAAAAAACCCGATCAAAAGATGAGTTATTTTCATGAAGCAATTTTAAAATATGGGTGGGATTCTTTCAAGATTGAAATTTTAGAATCTTTTCCTGTTTTTGATAAAGAAAATGATAATATAAAATTACTAGAGCGTGAAGCTTTTTACATTAAGCACTACAAAACGTTTGATAAAACATTTGGGTATAATTTATGTGAATATTCTAATGATAGAACTGGAAAACCATTGTCAGAAAAACATAAAGAAAAATTGAGAATTACGAGTTCTGGTAAAAAACATACACAATCCGCAAAAGATAAAGTGAGTAAAGCAAATTTGGGTAAAAAACTTACACTAGAACATGTAGAAAAAATAAGACAAAGTAAACTAGGGAAAAAAAGGGGTGCGCATTCTGAACAACATAAAGAAAAATTAAGACAAGCTAATTTGGGTAAAAAAATGTCTTTAGAAGCTAGAAAAAAAATGAGCATAGCTAATAAAGGTAAAGTATTACCACCTGAACATATAGAAAAATTAAGACAGGCTAATTTAGGTAAATCGCGTTCACCCGAAACAATTGAAAAAATTAGAATCGGAAATATTGGCAAAAAGAAAAGACCTTGGACTGATGAACAGAGAGAAAAAATTAAACAGACAAAATTAAAAAACAAAACAATAAGAGAAAAAAATAAAAATGAATCAACAAATTCAATTAGCTTATAATAAAGGTTTAGATGATGCAGAGAATCGAATTATCGAAAATTTCATCAATCTATTAAACGATAAGGAATATAATGTAGAATTCCCAAACCCAAAGTTGGAAATTGTTCGTAAAGTAATTAAAGAACGATCCGATTATTTCTTTAAGATGGCAGAAGGAAAACACGGAGTAGCATTAGGATTCCAGAAAAAAATACAAAACAACAAATTAGAACTTGAAAAAGCAAAATAATCTATTAAAATAACACAGTATATGAAAACAGACAAACACGTAGCAATCATTGACCAAATCGGACGTAACATCATCGGTAAACTCGTAGGTGAAACGGAAACCACACTGACACTTAACAATCCAGTCATTCTATTCGTTCAACCAGAACAAACAGGACAGATTCAAGTTCAGAGCTTTCCAGTATTCTTCTTTGAATTTATTAACAAGGACTTCCGTGGTCAGAATAATTGGACATACAACAAAGCTAATGTCGTGACAAGTGATGTGGTTTTGGATGATAGAATTTTGCTTCAATATGAGAAGATTAATACTCCTCCTGTTGAACAAAATACACCAACATCCTCACCTAAAGTTATTTCGATTGACGATCTATAATATGTCACCAGAACAATTTACATATTGGTTGAAGGGATTTTTCGAAATCTCTGATACCAATAATTTAAGTGAGAAACAAGTTCAGATCATTCGTGATCATTTGGATTTTGTTTTCAATAAAGTGACACCTGAGAGAAGTAAAAAACCGAATTATGCGGAATTATTTGATTCCATTGTGAAGCCCAAATTCCCAATTTCAAAACCTGATTTATATTGTTAATATATGGAAAAAATAGATAAAGATATTTTAGCGTCTTTGAACGCTTTGGATGATGTAGTGCCATACTCAGCATATCTGAGTGATTCAACTCTTTCCAGTGTAAATGACTGGATTGATACGGGGAGTATGGTTCTCAATGCTCTGATTTCTGGTTCGTTGTATGGTGGTATTCCAAATGGACGTATCACACAATTAGCAGGACCATCAGGTGCATTTAAAACGGGACTTGTAATGCAAATTCTGGCAAATGCTCAAAAGAAAGGCTTGATCCCTGTCATTTTTGACACGGAAGGTGCAATTGATCCTGAGTCTGCTGCTAAATTTGGTTTGGATATTACCAAAGTCAAATATGTCGGATGTGAATCAGTGGAGCAAACACGAAATGCGATCTACAAATTCCTGAAGAGTGTTCGAGAGAAGAAACAATTCGGTAAATTTATTATCGCTATTGATTCTCTTGCGAACTTGAACTCGGAAATGGAACTGACTCGTATGGATAAGGATTCCATGTCTGCTGATATGGGAACATTTGCAAAATCTGTTAAGAGTCTGTTGAAGACATGCACCAACATGTCAACTCTCACCAAGACTCCTATTCTGATTACTAACCATGTCTATGACGATCCGAGTGCAATGTATCCATCTCTTGAGAAGAATATGCCAGGTGGTAAAGCAGCAGTGTATCTACCCTCTGTCACCATTCAACTTGCTAGAAAATTGGTAAAAGATGGTGATAATAAGCAAGTCAGTGATAAATTGGCTGCATCGCAGAAGAATTATTCAGGCGTTGTTATCCGTGCTTTGACAGTTAAGAATCGCTTTATCAAGCAATACCTTGAAGGTGAGTTCTATCTGTCCTTTAGCAAGGGGTTGGACAAGTATTATGGCTTGCTTGATATCATGAAAGGTATGGGAGTAGTCGATAATTCAGGTTCTTCCTATACCGATTGGACAGGAGACAAGCTTGGATACTATAAAGTATGGAGTAAAGATATTGGTCTATGGGAAAATAAATTGCTTCCCGAACTTGAGAAACGAATCAAAGAGCATTGGGCTTATGGCTCATCTCCTGATGACGATAATCTGATCGAATTGGAAGAAGACGAGGATACCAATGCAGATTGAAAAAGGAATACATTTGTTTCATGGCGATTGTCTGGAAGTTCTAAAAAAGCTTCCAGACAATTCTGTTGATATGTATTTCTTCTCCCCTCCTTATGATGAGTTGAGAGATTACAATGGGTTTTCTTTGGACTTACCCAATCTTGGAAAAGAGATTGAGAGAACTTTGAAAAATGGTGGAGTTGCCGCTATGGTGATTCAGGATTCCACCAACGATTTCAAGAAATCGGGAACAACATTCCGAACCATTGTGAATTGGTTGGATAACACTGAATTGAAATTATGGGAATGCTGTATCTATAACAGAAAGGCAACACCTGGAGCTTGGTGGACTTACCGATTCAGTGTTGACCATGAATACATTCCAATCTTTTTCAAGGGTAAGCGTCCCCAACATTTTGATAAGGAACATATGAAAATTCCAAATCCAAATGCTGGAAAAAAAATTAAAGGTTCTGTGAGAGGTAAGGATGGTGATCTAATTCCTTTGGAATGCACTACTAATGAAATGATGTGCTGTGGGACTGTCCAACACTATTCAAATTCCAAGAGGGAAAGACCAAAGGATTGGCATCTCAAAAAACAACATCCTGCAACTTTTCCAGAGAAATTAACTGCTGATTATATCCAAGCATTCACTAAAGAAGGAATGCTTATTGTTGATCCATTCTTAGGAAGCGGTACTACTGGTGTTCAGTGTAAGAAGTTGAAACGAAAATTCATCGGAATTGATGTTTCCGATGAATATCTTGAAGTTGCGAAACAAAGGTTAGCCTTCGTTGATACTTAACCAGTGGTTATAATTAACAGGTTTTTTGAAACCACGATCAACGAATTTGCCGCGATCATCTGCGAAGGAATCGCGGAATACTTGTTCTGTGAAGTAACCCATGATACCGATTTCTTCGTCTTCTTCACCTCGTAATTGTTTTTCTAATCTATCAATTTCGTCATAATCTGGATCATCAGAATTTTTAATTTCTTTGATTTTTCTTTTTATTTCGATGATATCGCTACTTTCCGATTTTTTAGATTTTTTATCTTTTGCTTTCGATTTGTCCTCAATACCCAAACGTTTGTTCAGAGCTTTGTTGAATTCACCGACATCTCCAACATCTCCAATGCTTTGTTTGGTATTTTGTTTACCTCTACGGATTTTTTCCATGGAATACCACTGATCAAAGATTTCCCATTTTTCATCAGAATCTAAAACTTTATCAAGAACTCGACTATCATAACCTTCATACATTTCGTTCTCGTCAATTTGTTGATCTTCTTCAACTTCAGCAGTATCCAAAAGGAAATTCATAAAATCGCCAAATATTGGTGATACTTTTTGACCAATTTGCGTGGCTTTTTTACGCCAAATTTCCTTATCAACGCCTGTTTTCGCGTCAATCAATTTTTCAATACCATCAGCAATTTGAGAAATTTGATTTTTTGTCAAATTTTTTCTAAAATAATAACTTGGGTTATTTTCTTTTTCCGCCTTAGCTGACAAAGGTGAAACGTCTCTATCGACTACATCTACTGCTTTGGAACCTAAAATAGTAGCGATATCAAGCATCTTATCTGCAAGAATCATTGATGGGGATTGGGTAGCTTCAAATTCTTGATCACCTTCTTCCCATTTACCTCTTCTCAATTTCGCCATCATTTTATTAATATTTTTGAGAAGAGGCATCGCAGCACCCATACTTTTAAGAATTTCGGGAAGCTCTTTACCAAACATTTCTTCTTTCGTAGCTTTAGCATACCCAGCAGTGTTGCTATTTAAAGAAGCATCATAACCTCCTGGTGCTGATAAGAACTTTTCAATATTTTTATCGTTTAATAATGTTTTTTGTAATTTATCAGAAGTAGCTGCTTCTGGATCTTCTTTCACCAATTCGATGAGATAAAATTCTTTTTTATATCCAGATTGCGCCCATGGTCCGAATTTTGGTTCCTTTCCAGCACCTTTTTTAACTTTATGGGTTCCATACCATTCCAGATAAGCATCTGAATTAGCTTTTGCGAAATCCGTAGTCCTACTTCCAACAAAAGATCCTTTGATATCTGTGCCATTCACCGCTTTAGCGACATTGATGATGACATAATCCATAGCCAATCTCTGAGCGGCAGCATTTCCAGCTTTTGTTTTGATTTTATTGATAACAGATGACCAAATTTTATCGAATTTTTGATATGGACTTTCATCACCTTCAAATTTCGCCATTTTTTTATAAATGGAATCTTGTGCCATTTCAGATAAAGTCTGAACTTTTTCTACCAAATAATCAAATCCGTAATTTCTCATAATATTATTTAGCAATTTGACATTATCTTATTACATGTTAAGGTAATCCCATGTCAAATTCTAATATTTGTATTTGCACCGCGACAAAACGTGGTGATTGGGGGTTTCCACTTACCAAAAGTCTTATAGAACATGGTTTAGATGGGTTTACACATACTATCTTAAACAATAAGAAGGGATTAGCAGAAGTCTATAATAATTGTCTTGATTTAGCAATCCAAGAAAAATTTGATTACATTATGTTTATTCACGATGATGTTCATCTGGAACACGATCCCCGTCTAAAGCTGGAGGAGCTATTCCAGAAATACGATATTGTCGGTGTGGCGGGATGTTCTAAGGCTGAAATGAAGTCTCCTGCGCTTTGGCATCTAATGGGGGGTGGATTTTATAATGGTTATGAACCATGTCATCTGCACGGTGCTGTTGGACATTTTCACATGGTTGAGCCTTCTATTGGCATGCGTCACAAAGAAAAAAGTATAACGAATTTTGGATATCATCCTCATCGAGTGGTGATGATTGATGGTGTTTTCATGGCATTCAATCGCAAAGCTATCGAGACTGTAAGATTTGATGAGGACTGCCCATCAAAATTCCACTTCTACGATCTGAATCTTTGTGCCAGAGCTTTAGAAAAAGGCTTGAAAATTGGTGTGGGGGATGTTATGATTACTCACGAATCACCAGGACTGAGAGAATTTACTGAGGACTGGAAAAAAGGAGAGAAATATTATTTAGAGACATATGGAAAATAATTACAAAGAAATTAGACAGGCTGAGAGAGCTTTTAGGAATTTATTAGCGGTTCCTGTGTTATTGGATCATGGTGAAGCTTTGAAATTGATTGTAGCAGATCTTGTTTCCAAGTATAAACATAATGTTGAGCGAAATGATCAACAGTGGATTCCGATTTTTGAGAAAGTCTTACATTATTACCTTACACCAGAAGAATTCGAAAAGATTGTAAATGAGTGAAATTGATTTTGATTATTTTGAAAAGGTTCTGGTGAAGAACGCGATCACGAATGGTGCTTATCTGGCATCTATCGCTGATTACGTTCAACCGAAGTATTTTACGGACAAGAATATTGCGAAATATTTTGAGATTGTTGCTGATTTCTATGAAAAGCGACAAGCTATCCCTACATTTACAGAGGTGAAGACATATCTCACCACAGATGAACTCAAATCCAACTTCAAGAAGTTGATCGAGTCATTCAAAGAGATAGATTCCAACCACAATGAGGATGAATTGTATGAGAATACTGAAAGATTCCTCAAGGAACGGGGTATGTATCACTCCATTTTGGAGTCCGCAGAGGCAATTTCCGAAGGAGAAGCTGATACTGCTGAGATCGTAGAGAAATTTGAGAAGATTGCTGGTATTAACCTCAATGTTGATAAGGGAATTGAGCTTTATGGTGATGTTGAAAAGGTCATTGATGACATTTTGAGTGACGAAAATACCATTTCTTCCAAATGGGCATGGTTAGATGAAGCACTTGGGGGTGGATTTCAAGAAGCTGGTAAGGCGTTGTATGTGTTTGCTGGCCAATCCAACATTGGTAAGAGTATCTTCCTTGGTAATGTGGCTGCAAACATCGCATCACAGGGTAAGCATGTGCTTGTAGTGACTCTGGAGATGTCTGAGACACTCTATGCTAAGAGAATCGCGTCGAATGTGACGAAGATTCCCATGAAGGAGTTTCGCAATTGTGTTCCAACGCTTCGACATGCCCTTGAACAAGAGCATAAGAACACTGATGGGCGTATTTATATCAAAGAATTCCCCCCATCTACGATTACACCTAAGCAATTGGGAGCTTTCATCAAGAAAATGAAGGATTCTGGTATCAGAATTGATGCTATTGTGCTTGATTACATCACTTTGATGACTGCTGCTGGTAGTAACAGCTATGAAAAAGGTAAAAACATCTGCGAACAAGTCAGAGCATTGTCTTATGTCTATAAATGCCCTATTATTTCAGCTTGCCAGTTGAATAGATCTGCTGTCGGACAGAATAACCCTGATATGTCGGGTGTTGCTGAGTCATTAGCAATCGTTATGACTGCTGATGTGATTACATCTATCTTCCAGAACGAAGAAGACCAAGAAATGGCAGTAATTCGTCTAGGAATGATGAAAAATAGGTTCGGACCAAGAGGAATGACGCAAGCCATGAGAATTGATTACCCAACGCTTAGTATATACCAATCGGAAGATGATGAAGAAGAGTTGATGAATGATGATGAACTTAGCCTCCTTGAGAAATTAAGCGACTAATGAATACTCTTGACAAATTTATAAAAAATTGTAGGTATGACATGTCAAAGTGTTTTGCTTGGGTCAATAGTGATTTGGATGGTATCGGTTCTACCGTCCTTTTGGGTAATTTGTTTAAGAATTTCGAGTATCGCCACTGCTTCTTTGGTAAATTTGAGGAGCAATATCTACCTTGGGCTAAAGAAAATGCGGAGGATTACGAAAAAATCTTCGTGGTTGGTATGGTTTTGGATCAGAATTTGATTAAAAAGATCGATGATCATCGTGTGGTATTCGTTTCTGACCGTCCCGAAGACTTTAAAGTGTGGGATTCCACCATGATTCAAGAGGAATGCTCGTCTTGCACCAAGATGTTATATAAAAAGTTCAAAGAAAAGGTGAAATTCACAAAAGATTTGAAAAAATTCTTCCTTTATGTCGATGATTACAATTCCTACGACCTAAAACACGATGAAACTAAGTATCTCAATGCTCTTTATCGTAAATCAGGGGGGAATCGCTTTGTTAATTTCGTGAATCGCTTCTGGAATGGGTTTGATGGGTTTACTACAACGGAAGTTAAGCTTGCCGATAGTTTTTTCAAGGAATTGGAGAATGAATTGGAACAAATCCAGTTATTTACAGGAGAATGGGAAGGATTTAAGGTGATTTCCACCATTTCTAAGTTCTCTGTAAATGAATTAAGCCACTCCATCATGGAAAATTATCAAGGAGACGCTGTGATCGTCATGAATCCCGACACACAATTCGTATCTTTCCGCAAATATAAGGGATCGGAGGTTGACATTGCTAAAATGGCTGCTAATCTGTGTGACGGTGGTGGCGGCGAATGGGCATCAGGAGGTAAAATCACCAAAGAATTTTTGAAATTCAGCGAAACACTTACAGAATTATGAGCTTTGATCCATCATCAGAAATTGTGGAAGAGGAAACAAATCACCTCTTCCTTTGCTATTGTTCCTTTATAAATCATCTTAAAGGAAAAAAATTATCCATTCAGAATGTTTTTGTGACCACTCTCCAAGAGGAAAGGCTAAAAACAATTTTGAAAACGATTTTATCTCTTGACTCTGACCAAGAACTTGTTAAAGTGTTTCTAGATTATGATCCTACTATTTCACGTAGTAAGTTCATCACGAAATACATTAATTCAGAGCAGAAAAAGAGAAAGAAATGAAATATACTTATAGTATACAGTGTCCATTTTTAATAAATGATTGGAACTCATTTATTAAAAATGAAGTGAAATCATACTGTGATGGCTACATGGATGCCATGAAAGGAGAAATGCCACGAATTCACCTGAGAATGGTTAGATCGGATGGTAAGATTATTAGAGAAATAACGGAATACGATGATGTTGGTATCGGCATGATCGCTGGATTTCCTACTGCGGAACAATACGAACGGGCTGCTGAGAGGGCATTGGAGAGAGCAAGGAAAATTAGGGAAAATCGAGAAAAGTATGAAAAAACCAGAGGATATAATTAATTTTGGGAAATATAAAGGTAAATCTTTTGATGAGATTGCTGAGATTGAACCATCTTATATTTTATGGCTATCTGAACATGTTGATGGTATCAACTTTAATAAAAGATGGTTGGAATCTGTTGAATGGGATATTCGTGATATGACAGAAGACGCTTACATGGATGCGTTCATGAGTTATAATGATAGATATTAAATGATTGATATGACAGACTTTCAAAAGAGAATTTACAATTCCCATCTCGCCATCTCCCGCAAAATGCGCGACAAACCATTTCGGATTCGTAAGGATTTCTCCGACATGGATCAAACCAAGCTAGATCGTCTCGCTTCTTTGGAAAGATTTTTCAATAGTTATCAAAATATTAAAATTGATGATTATTTTGCTGCCCCTTACGCAATTTTTGAGGATGATGACTATTTTGATTTGGATTTTTACTTGACTTCCAAAGCAAAGAAGGCATACTCTCAATACATGAAGAAAATTGAGATGGATGATCCTGATTCGGAGAGTTCCCTCAATCGATTGGTGGATAGTCTTAAATTTGTCAAAAATTTCTGCAAAGAAAAAAACTTGACTTTGAAAGAATATCCATTATATATTGAAGACGCTCTACCGAACATGATTGACCATCTGAAAAACCATCATATAAATATGTATGCGCTTCATGCTTTAGGTGTTACAAAAATCGAGGTAGAGAATCGTATTCTGGATTTTATTTTCTCAGACTTTTGGATTTCGTTTCAAAAAACGAAGAACAAATTCTATCTGAGTAAAAAAATGAAGGAATTTTCAAAACAAGCAATTGACAAAATAACAAAACAACTATAATAACTAAACAACAAATGAGTACAAAAACAAAAAACAAATTCGGTGCTGCGATGTTCGATTCGATCAAAGCAGCTTTAAACAAGGGTAATGATTCGTCTGGTGGACAATTCTCAAATATTATGAGTTTTCCTGCTGGTAATACATATACTCTGCGTCTGATCCCAAATGTGGAGAATCCTGAAAAGAGTCTCTTCCATCATTGGGTGAATGGCTGGAACAGCAAAGCGACAGGTTCTTACATGAGCTTCATCGGTCTTCAAACTTTTGGTGATCGTGATCCGATTTCTGAACTTCGTTGGAAGCTTTGGAAAAGCTGGAAAGAAGCTAATCCTAAAGCTGAGAACAAAGAATATAAAGCAGAAATCGCTCAGAAAGAGCAGTGGCTTGTGAATGTTTACGTGGTCAATGATCCTGCTAAACCAGAAAACAATGGCACTGTGAAGATTCTTCGTATGGGTCCACAACTCAAGAAGATCATCGACGATGCCACTGAAGGTGAGCGTTCCGATGAACTTGGTTGGGACATTTTTGACCCGACTAAAGGACACGATTTCAAGATCGTTGCTGAGAAGAAAGGTGAATATACCACATTCGAATCTTCGTTTATCACTACCAAGTCCAAGACTGTTTTGGATGAGGAAGAGATTGATAAGATTTGTGAGTCTCTTCATGATCTGGAAGCGGTTTATCCCGTGAAGACTTTTGATGAGCTTCAAGAAGTTCTTAACGAACACTTCTTCGTTGGTGAAGAGAAAGAAGAGCGCAAGCCTTTGAAGCAAGCCAAAAAAGAAGCTGTAGCCTCTAAAGAAGACGATGACGATGACATTCCTTTCGTTCATGAAACACCGAAAGCGACATCGACTCCCAAAAAGCAAGTAGTCGAAGATGACAATGATGAAATTGACGATCTTCTTGCTGGATTAGATGACTAACCCTACTAACCCTCTCCATCAATCGGTGGGGAGGGTTTCCCCTTTAATAAATTATGAATAACATTCCCGAAGAAATTGAAGCAATGGCATTTTTGATTGGACAATCCAGTCAAATTGATCAAATGATGGTTGATCGACCATCGACACTTATCACATCAGCACATACTTTGAAAAAAGGTTTGAATGATTATATTCAAACACAAAGACAACAAGCACCTCCTCCTCCTGTTCAATATCCCCCACAAATCGCCCCAATTCCAAATTACGTCCCACCTCAAGAACCACCCCAAGTTCCTCAGTATGCTCCAATGCCACAAAAAGTGGATGATGGGCAATTGGAATTGAATTTGGAACCAACTAAAGTGGAAGAAGTTATTATTTTATTGAGAGAAATCTCTAATAAGTTGACAAAGCAGAATAATCTGCTAGAAAAGATATATGCAAATCAATCTAAACAGAAAACCGTTTCAGAACCTATTGTTAAGCTTGTCACAAATAAGTGATACATGTGTTCTAGAGATGAAAGATGATGGCATACATGGTATTTCCTCTAGCGAGGATAACTCCATGTATGCTCACGCATATCTAAGAGGTGATTTTGAAGAAAAGAATCTGAATCTACCTTCTCTGAAGAAGCTTTCTAAAGCATTAGACATGGTATCATCTGATACTGTGAAGTTAAAGTTGAACGGAAACCATTTGGAGTATAAAGATAAGCAAATCAAATTCAAATACCATCTCCATGAAGAAGGAGTCATCACTAGACCCAAGTTATCTCTGGAGAAGATTCGTAATTTTGAATATAACATCGAATTTGAGTTGGACTTTGATTTCCTTTCCAATATTCTTCAAAAATCTTCCATCACAAACACCAAAAAATTATATATTTTCACAGAAGATGGTAATTTGGTGTGGAAAGTAGGAGACGAGACTGTTCCAAACAGCGATACTCTGAGTATTGTAGGGGATGAAGTTGAATTTGAACTCAATCCTTTCATTCTAAAGATTGACAATTTGAAATTATTGTCTAAAGTATCAAAGACGGGTAATGTATTCAAAATCAATTCCAAGTTGGGAGTTGGTTGTATCGTCACGAAGAGTGGTGATTTTGAAATGGAATATATTTTTAGCTCATTGAAGAATTAATTATGGACGAAGAAACGAAATTACAAATCGAGGATGCTAGAGCAGCTATTCAAGCTCTTGATCATCAACAACAAGAAATTTATAAAAATATCAAAGATTTAGTGAACCCTGATATCGAAGATTATCTATGGGATTACTGCTTCAATTGTGAAATTGGCGACAGATCGGAATTTATCACAAGAACAAAAGAAATTATTTATGGCGATTAACGAAATTACAGGAAAAGTCATTAAAACATCTCCTCAGAATTCTGCATATTCTGAAGGATGGGAAAAAGTCTTCGCTAAGAAATCTGCAAACGAATGGCTCAAGACGATGCCAGATGTTCAGATGATGGACCCTGATGGTTGGAGACAGAACGATGGTGTCGATATGGATACTCCCATCAAATGGTCTGATTTCCAAAAAAGATTAAACATTTCAACAATACTTTGTAAAATTCCTAATGTATAACTTATTCTTAGACGATGTTAGAACTCCAAAAGAAGCATTTCTTTATGGGGAAGGAAAAATGTTGTGTGGATACTCTGATATTCCCAATGGTTGTTGGGAAATTGTTAGAAATTATGAGGACTTTGTGAAAATCCTCAACGAAAAAGGGTTGCCACGAGCAGTTTCTTTCGATTGTGACTTATGTGAAGACCATATGGTTCATTACATGAAAGAAACAACACGGTCTGAAATTTACGAATGGGAAAATTTTGATACCAAATGTGGTATCCACTGTGCCAATTACCTTAAATCATTATTAAAAGGTGGGGAAGATATTAAAATCTATGTCCACACCGCAAATCACGTAGGAAGACGAATCATTAAACAAATATTATCATGCTAAATAAAATTTTCATAGATCTTGACGAGACATTAATATCTGGGTCGGCAGCATCGCGATATCTAACCGATTGTGATTTCACTATCGCATTAGAATACGGCGGTGTTTACGACATCAAAGTTCGACCATCAGCACTCGATGTCATTAAATTGGCACGTAGCTATGTTGGATTGGAAAACGTGTATCTATTAACAATTGCGACTAGAGAATATGCAACAGAAGTATCAAGATTAGCTTGTTTTGACTTTCCTTCTGAAAATATAATCCCAAGAGAGGAAATTCACCAAGCAACATATAAGACATTATATGGTGGTATGAATTATGGGACTAATACTAAGATATCACATTCTGATAATGTTTTGATTGATAATCTTCCTGCTAGAGAGAACGAGAAGAAAATGATTTATATCGGTATTAAGCCTGATCGTTATCTCAGTATTACACCTTATTACGGGACGAATTTTGAAGATGATGATTTCTACTCATCAGTGGAAGAATTTCTCTTGCAAAAATCCAAATAACAGTAAATATTTCTATGAAGAATAATATTACCACACAAGGTTATTTTGTTAAAAGATTGAGAGATTCTGGTTTCGTCGTGGTCAAATTGTTTGACCAATACGGTCAACATGATCCTCGTAAATGGTCTGTGATGGTAGACCCAAGTAATACATCTGTGATGATCACTTGTTATCAAAACAAAGAGTTCAAAGGTGATATTCTATTCGAGATTAATGACGGTGGAAATCGTTTTATTAAAAATTTCAACCTCAAAACACAAAGTATGGAGATTGTTATCACGACTTTGATTGAAAAGGGTGTCGGACAAATCGAAGAAAATTCAGTCTATAAAAAAGACTAAATAATATTATGGAAAAGGGAGAAGAACCCCCTGATGAGGTATTTGTGGATGAAAAGGTTTTAGAAATCCTTAGAGAATCTTTGAAACAAAAGCTCAAAAGAGATAGAAAAGGTGGCAAAAGCGTAATTAAAAATGCTTTAAAAGCTACAATGCAAGAATTTTTAACATGTGGTAAACTTATTGGGTATGATTTAGATGGAAATGTGGTGGAAATCTCATTTCATTCTAATAAATTAGAAGATAACGCCATGCAGAACCTCTTCATTCAAAAATTTGGAGAGTTCATGGCTGGTAGAATGAATATATCAGGTGATTTTTAATTTTTTAAAACCGAAAATAAAAAAAGGCGATGTCTATGCTGTTCAAGCAGGGGACTTCGTTGGTCAATTCTTTAATTTTATTAAAAAAGATGGCGATGAATACGTTTTTCTTTCCACACCATTGATGGAAATCCAACGAGTTCCAAAAGAAAAATTTGACTTTGCGAAAGAACAAGGTATCATTGAATACATTGAAAATCTTCCAAGAAATATCTTCCAAGTTATCGAAGCGGAATATCAACATCAATCAAAAAAGGTTGGTGGAGATTCCAAGTGATTACGTTGTATCCAAATTTTATGAATTTGGGTATAAAGTAAGTCATAATACTCATGGCAACACTTATAATTGTTGTTGTCCTATTTGCAGGGAAGGAAAAAGCTGGGGTCATAAGAAGAGATGCTTCTATATTCCAGAGAATGATAATATTTTTTGCCATAATTGTGGATGGTCATCCAAACCCTACAAATGGATCAAGGAAGTTTCAGGAATGTCATTCAATCAAATAGTCGATGAGATTGAAAAGGGTAATTTCGGCATGATAAATGTGATGGATTTAGAAGAAAAAGAAGAAAAACCAAAGACTACATCGTCTTTACCAGTAGATAGTATCAATTTATCTGATAAAAATCAGACAGATTATTACAAGAATAATAAAATTGTCCAAAAAGCCTTAGATTATATCAAGGATAGACGATTGGATAAAGCTGTGAACCGTCCTGATGCATTTTATCTATCTCTGAAAGACCGTGTGCATGATAATCGTTTGGTAATACCATTCAAAGATGAGACAGGTAAGATCATCTATTACCAATCCAGAAGGATTTTAGATGATGAATCTCCGAGTTACTTGTCAAAAGATGGTGGAGATAAAAGTGTCTTCGGTATCGAGCGAGTATCGTCCGACTTAGACAAGGTGTTTATCATTGAAGGACCGTTAGATGCTTGTTTCGTAAAAAACGGATTAGGTGTTGGAGGTATTACTAAAGGTGAACAATTGTTTACTTTTAGTCAACAAGAACAAATCGATAGTTTGAAATTCTTCGAGAAGATTTGGGTATTGGATAGCCAATGGATCGACAAGACTGCACGAGAAAAGACACTAAAGCTCATTGAGATGGGGGAAAAGGTCTTTATATGGCCTGAGTATGATGGGAAACGCTTCAAAGACATAAATGCCGTATGTATGGCTTATGAAATGAACGAATACCCGACAGATTTAATTCTGAAGAACACCCATAAAGGGTTGGCAGCAACAGTGAAGATGAAGCTTATAAAAAAATAGAATACAATAAAGACGAATATGGGAAATAAAAAAGCAACAAGAAAAGAGTTGATAGCTTGTATTCAAGCTCTTTTAAGAAGAGATTGGGAATGCGAGTGGGATGGTAGATTTGGAAAAAATCCTACCGAAGTGGCAAAGGATATTCTTGAAAGGGAAAAATCTGTCAAATAATCACTGAGACTTCTTCGCAGCAATGAATGCTTGTTGCAGAGCAGCGAGATCAGAAGCAATACGACCAATCTTAACTTGTTGTCTTTGCAAGTTCCCTAAAATAGAATCAGCATTTGCAGTAGCGAGAACACTTTGAATGCTGTTTGGTTGATCACCATTGAGATAACCAAGGAACTTATCGATGTTAGCACTCCATTTATCAACAACGCCGACCATTTGCTCATTTTGACGAGCAACAGCATCGCCAATTTCATCCATAGCATTTGGATCGGGTTCCATATCTACATCATAATCATCGAGATTCACTCCATCATCTAATTGTCCATCAGCAGCGGCTTCTTCAGCAGCAGGATCGAAATCGAGTTCAGGTGCTTCTTGTAGTAATTTAAGGAATTTAGCTTGAAATTTGTTTCGCATATTATTATTTAGTGTTAGGGGTTGGTGTTGCTGTATTGGTAGTTGGTGTTGCTGTATTGGCAGTTGGTGTTGCTGTATTAGTGGAACTCGTCTCCACATAATTTTTAATCAAATTGTATATTTGTTGGGTATGGTTTTCTACGTTACCACCAAAAATTTTAGATATATCTTTACCAAGATCATATGCAGCAGATTGAGCGAATTCGTGTATTTTATTAACATCTCGCATTCCTTGTTTAGAAAATCCTCCTACAATTTTATTAGCGAATCTACGAAGAAATCCTTCTTCTAAAATATCTTCTAATTTTCTTTGATCTTCTATCGAATAACGTGCCATGATATTATTTAGCTTAAATAGTTAAATAATCTATATATGGCTGCTTCAAATTCTCCTTATTCTACTGCAATCGCCTCTGGTGCTATTGATTTTGATTTCAAAAATCCTCTAAATCCTTCTGAACAGATGAGAAAATATAAAACGGATGAGAAATTGGCACAAGCACCAGACACTCTCCCATATGAATTTGAAGGACTGCCTCAATATCTAGCCGATATCCAAGACAGTGCATTTCAAGCGTCTTCCAAACTGAATAATATCATTAAAATGGAAAAATATCAAAAAAATGGTGATCTAATTAAGCTGAAAGGTAATCTGGAGAAGATCATGATGTATTTGATGAAAAATGGTGACAAGATATTGTCGAATTATACCATTGGCAATAATTAAAAACTAGAGTATAATCGGGCATGTTCAAAATTCCCGATAACATAAAAATGAAACACGTTCATGGGCATCCTCCCTATGAACAAATGTCGATCCTTAAAGATATCTGTAATAAATCAACACCTTATTCAGAGACGAGAAAGGTTTCAATTGGAATGACTAAAAAGAAAAATAAAAATCAACAGAAATGGCTAACTGACAAGCTCAAAGGTGATTGGATGGATAAAGAACTGATCATCGAAATTGCATTGTTTGAGTCTTTGATTCATTATGTGGAAAAGGAAGATGGTCTTAATGATGCTGCCTATGACTACTCCTATGAATTAGAAAAGGGTCATATCGATCAGAAAACGGCGAATGCTAATAAAAAGCGTCAAAAAGAACTCAAAAATGCTTATCTTTATCTAAAAAATGAGCGTCCTGCTCTACAATATCAAGTTGATAATTGGGGTGGGACTAATGTAAATGAATATTTGATACTGGAAGAATCGTTTTTGAAGAAAGATACAAAAATAATGAACACAATTATAAAATACAGGGGGTATTTATGGAATTAAGTATTGAAAATCACGAAGCATTTAAGAATTGCGAAGGTAAAATGATCTGCCAATTGATTGGTGGCTCAACTTTGTATGGTTTGAACACACCAGAGTCCGATATTGATTATCGTGGTCTATTTGTCGCTAAAAATAAGCGATATTTAGCCAATTTGGATAATATTGAATCGATTGTCCAGACTGATGACATTGATTCCACTTATTACGAGATCACTCGATACTTAAAATTATTGAGAAAGAGTAATACTCAGGTTTTGGAGATATTATTTGCTCCCGACACGGCATTCACCTACAAACATCCAATCTTTGACGAGATTGTCACCCATGCTTACGATCTAATTGATACCAATACCCTTAAAAATTCATTGAAGGGTTATGTATTCAGTGAGATTCGATTGGCTACTGGGCAAAGAAGCGGTCAGTTAGGTGGTAAAAGGAAAAAAGCAGTGGAAACCTACGGATTCAGTCCCAAAAACTTTGTTCAAATCCTTCGATTGTGTAGAGTTGGTATTGAGTTCTTCACCACTGGTAAATACATGGTAAACGTCAAGGAATCTGATGAGAAGTATTGGGAGAAATTGATGGATTTAAAAACTAGCCCACAATACTACACATGCGAGCAATTGGAGCGAATGGTGAACGAAGAATTTGGCAGGTTGGAAGGAATCATGGAGTCATCTAAGATCTCTTTCAAATTTGATCCAGACATTGCAGCAGATATTATTTTAAAAGCAAAACAAATATGAAATACGGAAAACAGATATTATTGGGAGTAGTGGCTTCAAGTGCCATTGCTTATGGGTTATCAGATAATTTGGAGTCATTCTCTAAAACATTTGTCATGGCTGGATTAGGTTACGGATCAGTTTATTACTGGTCGCAAAACAGAAAGAGCAATGATAAAAGAGTGGAAGAATTGGAAGAACTTTTGGGGAAGAAGAAAGTTGATGAGCGTGTCGAGACTCTGGAGAATATGCTCCAAGAATCCGATGTGGTGATCACTGAGCAAGAAGAAGTTATTAAAAATTATGAGGAACTATTGGATGAAGCATCTGTCAAATTCCCTTGTAATTGTGGTAACAACATGTTTGACGGTATTTTCAAACCAATGGAAGAATTTGTGGTTGAATGTGACTACTGTAAAAACAAATATTCCGTCACACTTAAATTGGATACTATACTGATCACTGAACCAATCGAAGACCTTAACATTGATAAACTAATTAAAGAAAATACGAATGATAAAAATAGAAACTAAAAAAGGAAATGTTGAAATGACACTGACTGAATTTGCAAGATGGGCATGTTTAGCAGAAGCATTTATCTTCATTGAAAACAAAGCTGAAGAACTAAACATTAACCCTGTCAACATGATTAAGCCACTGGCAATTGAAAAATACATCGACGAGCGATATCATGCAATGCTTTCTGATGTTCGATATGAGTATGATCTAGGAATTTTGGAGTAATCCTATAACTTCTTTCTCAATTTCCGTTTGTTTATCTTCCGATAAAACGTCTTTGAAATGTTCTTTCAATTCGTTTGTCGGAAGATTTAATTCGTGAAAACCTAACATGTAATTACGAAATCTTTCTTCGTATTTGTTCGGATAAGTAACCCCATTTGGTCTATTAAAACGATGTAACCATCTTAAAAATGGTAAGCACAATGTTCTTTTACCATTTTTTATGTATTTTTTATGGATGTATCCTTCTTCTCCACCAAATCCACGAAATTCTTTGTTAAATCCTAACCAAGAATCTTTTCTACAAGAAAAAAGACCAAGACCCTGAGAGGGGATTTCAAAGGGATCGTTATCTTTATCTGATCCTCTTTCATCTGTTTGCCAAGTGCCTAACATATGTCCTCTCCATGTGAAGTCGAAATGAGTTGAATAATTTTTCAAATCATCATAAATGATCGGTCCTTGTAGTAAATTACCACCATCTAAACCACTGTCATAAAAATCTATCAGTCTTTTCAAAGATCCTTTTTCCAAAAAGACATGAGAATCGATTGATAACACGTAAGGAGTATCTGCCAACTCGAATATTTTATTTCTAATACTGGTTGATTTATATTTTACGAAAGGAAGATATTGAAACGGTTCTTTCATCCAATTTGTTAAATCCCTTATCGCTTTACCATGATTTGAATCAGGGTTATTATCAATAATTACAAATTCAATATCATTCAAAACTTCCGAATGATACATTCGTATTGCTTGAATGGTGAAATATACCCCATCATAATCATCATGTGTCGCCATTCCAATGGTCAATTTTCTCATGTAAATAATTATTAGAATCCTAATTTATTACAAGTATTATCCACACATTTTGGGATAAAAATTGTCGGAATTGTAGTAGTAGTGGTAGTAGTAGTGGTAGTAGTGGTAGTAGTGGTGTTTGTTATATTAATATTTAAAGGATTTGAAGTAGTTGGTAGTGACAACGAAACCGATAGTGGTGGTATGGAAATCGTGGTGAAGCTTGGCACAATAGGTGGCAAATTTACCGTGACTTCTGGTTGCGGCACGCAACATTTTTCAGTAGTAGTAGGGGTAGCAGTGGTAGTAGGGGTAGTGAATGGAGGTGTAGTATCCGTAGTAGTGGAAGTAGATGTAGATGTAGATGTAGATGTAGATGTAGTATCCGTAGTAGTAGGAGTAGTAGGCGGAGGAGTAGTGGGGGTAGTAGTATCCGTAGTAGTAGGAGTAGTAGGC